AGCTCTAAGACATGGTTTTGCTTGTGTTGAGCTGGATCGTCAGCGGTATCTGACTCGGTGTAATCCACTGTGAAATAGTATTTTGCTGGGTAAAACTCCCCGTTTATCTTGGCTATCCAAGGGCACGGGTCACAGTTTTCTAGCTTATAAACGCTGTGAGTTCGAGATGCGCAGTCCCATGGCTGTGCCGCCCATACAGGCATTGGCTCAGGCCATTTTTCAAAGGGGGTGTCCCCCACGAGAGCGGTGATAGGCATACGAGCCCACATTGCGCCCCCGTGGAGGTTCGGTTCATCGGTATCGTAAGTCTCAGCTCCAGTAAATATGACCTGAAAAGACAGGCATCGCTTAGGTAGCGTCGTGACACCGATGACCATGGCATGAAGAAACTCGCCATGGTATTTCTCGTGATTGTGCGTGTACTCGCGTCGGACCCAACACTTAAAGTAAGGAATACTCGACTGAAGAAAAGCCATTATCGGCCATACAATCCGCTATTCTTGCTCGAAGGAGCGCGCACAGGACTAGACTTGGCTTTGCTCTTCATGGCGCCGCCTTTAGCGTAACCCTTAGTTGCCATGCCGCCTGTCTTCATTTTCTTGGGCTTTCCGCCGCCGGTAGGGCCACCCGGAACAACTGGGCCAGACGGCGGTCGCGGCCGACCCTTTACTGGTCCCGAGGATGGGCCTGTTACCCCCCGACCCGGCGGGATAGTTGGATTGGCAGGTTTTTTTCTACCCTTTGCAAAACCCGACCGTCCTGCTCTTTGAGCGCCGCCGCGCGCCATACCTTTTGCCTTCATTTTCATGATTGAGCCTCCTTCGGCCGCAAATGTTTTGACATTAGTAGGCTTGCCGCCTACGCCTTGTTTTTTCGCTCGCTTCCGCCTTACGGCTGAAGCCACCTCTTTTTTCGACATTTTGGCCGCTTTGGCCGCTGGTACACACTTGGGATAACCGCGATCAGAGTCCTTAGCGCTCTTGCGACCACACTTTTCGTAGCCACCACCCTCTTTGGGTGCGCTAATATCAACCCAGTTTTCCTTGCCGAACCAGTCGTCGAGGCCGCGATTTTTAGCCACGAGGAACTCGTACAGTCTTACGCTTGCTTTGCATCATAGCGCCACAGCCCCGAGGTTGCATCTCTACAGAGCCTCCAAATTTCATGTTACGAGCAATAGCCTCGCCGCGCCTACGTTCATACTTGCTCAGCTTGCCGTCTTTGTTGAGGTCGCTTTTCTTTGGATCTAAAGTCACTTCGCCTCCGATCTTACCTTCGTAGGTTCCGCCCATGCGCTTGTATTCTTGCACCATCCAGCCGTTAGCATACGCGCTAGGATAAACATCGAATTTAGCTTTAGCCTTGGCTTTTGCCTTACGATATAGCGATGGATTAGCTACGTTGTCTGGTACTTCGCTTGCCATTAGATATTACCTCTGCCTCGACCCCTGAATCCCGGAGGGAAGGTGCCCATTCTTGGCGGAGCCTTTGGTGGTGATTTAGGCGGTGCGGGAAGGGGTTTTATTCCTGCTGTACCAGCCGGTACGCGCTCATCAAGCCGTCCACGCAGATTAGCAATCTGCTCACGGATTCCGCCCAAATCTACCTGCGGGATATCTATACCTTCTCTAACTCGGCGCGCTATAGCGTCCATATCGACCGTAGGCCTTTCATCTAAGCGACCACGAAGTTGAGCAATTCTCTCAGTCAACGGGGTTACCTGCCCCCTGACTTCTTCCAGTCTGCCGCCAAGGCGCTCTTCAAGAGTTGATCTTTCTTGAGTAGCTCGATCTCCCTGCTCACGCAAAGCGGCTACACGCTCAGCCATACTCTGGCCAAATTCACCAACACTACCTAATCGCTCTCTTAAGTCTGCAATCCGAGGGTCAATGCCACTGCGCACACGCTCCGCGATTGCGGCTTCGTCTGGCCCTTCGCGTTGCTCAACCGCACGGAGACGTTCGAGCACTTCCGGGGGTACAAAACCACCCCTTTCTTCCATAGCTCGACGCAAATTGTCTTGAATCTCGTTTGAATTCGGAAGCTCGATGCCTTCCTGCACCCGGCGACGAATCTCGTCAATATCAAAGTTTGGTAAACCCTCCAAGCGGCCTCTGAGATTGCCAATTTGCTCGCGCAGAGCGGCGGGGTCAAAGTTTTCTCGAAACTGAGCTATTGCGTCCACATCAATGTCGGGAAGCGAGCCAACTTGGCCTTGTAGTTCTCCAAGCTGTTGAGCAATGTCAGTGGAGCCGCTTTGAAGTCCTTGCAGTTGCTCCTCAACCGGACGAATCCGGTTTTGTAGCTCTTGACGCAGAGCCGCGATTTCGTCGGGAGGAGCGCCTGCATCCATGCTTTCTTGTATCTGACGACGAAGGTTTTCAACATCAATCTGCTCCTGTTCAGGAAGCAGTGCCATAATTTCATCACGTATTTGCGTGACGTCAGGGAAGTCTTGCTGAGCAATCTGTAAAACTTCACCCGTAATTTCACGGCGCAACGCATCAATATCTACCTCGCCAAGAATGTCCTGACGTAACTGCGCGCCGAAAGCATCAAGGTCGGGCCCTTCTTGCCCTTCAAGCGCCCCAATTCGATCCATAAGCGCTTGACGCTCGGATGAAGCCAAGTCGGACTGCTCTTGTGCGGCTTGTTGCGCGGCTTCTTGAGCTGACTGAATGTCCTGCGCAAACTGATCGTATTGCGCTTGCATTGCAGGCTGTTGAGCCTGCATTTGACTTAAGCCATCCATGCCGCCTTGATTGCTGTAACCGAACGAAGGCATTGTAGTGGAAGGCATGGAGCTTTCTGGACGGACACCTCGATCAAAGACTGATCGGTTCATCAAAAAGTCAGTGGCACCCGCGTAAGGGCTTTGGCCGCCAGAATACTCTTGGAAAGCGCGCGACATTAAATTGTCGTAAGAACCATAGTTAGCGGGGCCAAACAGGTCATCGCTCGACGGTGAGCCGGAATTTGGGAGCGGCATAGGGCCACCCGTCTGTGGTGGTACACGGATAGGTGGTTGTTTTATGGGCTGTAGAACCGCGTCACCACGGGGCGGTTTTTCGTCACGATCGTCAATGCCATTGCCGTTGCGATCTATAAACTCCATAGTACGAACCGACTCATCCACAGGCATAGAGCCGCCTGTGCGAGGCATAGGCCCAGTTGGCACCTGTGTGCGCGGTATAGGCCCACTTGGCAATGGCAAGTCGCCACCCGTGCGACCCATCGGCACTTGTCCGGGAGAGACGCCACCTTCACCCAAAACAATTGGTCCGGGGGGCATTCCGGGAATTTCCATGATTGGCGGAGAGCGATATCTGCCGGTTCGCTCATCAAAATTTCGTGAGCCGCCCGCGTAAACTTGTCCGGGAGGCGTCCTTTTCAATAAAGATTTTCCTAATGACATATCATCACCAATTTTTGCACGACCAATAAGCCGCCGTGAAAACGTCTTTTTTCTTCTCTACCGCGTCACAATTGTGGCGAGCGCGGAAGCTCTTACGTCGTTCTGGATTGCTTTTCTTAATGGTCATGTTGGAGTCGCCAAAACGCACCATCTTCACCTGATCACCTTTTTTGGCTAAAACCTTAAATTTTTTGGGACCGCCACTGGTGCGCACCGGCTTGTTATAGCCGGGGAACGACTCACCACGGTAGGTGAGCCTTCCGCCTTCAGAGCGCGTGACGTCCTTGGTATCAGCCATAAGTCTTCAACAGCTCCAAAATGACCGTATAAGTATCGCCAGAAGAGGCACCAATTGTGGTGAACTTTACGTCCCCAGTCTTACCAGAACCAGCGTCGTTAGGTATGGCGCTAAATGACGAGTAATCGTGCATACCATTGGAATCAGGCGACAATCCGATAATTAAAGTGTCTGTGCTTGCGTCGTTCAGTAGCTCAACGCCCATGCCGACACACTGCCACCAAATTTTTGCTACAGCGACCTCGGTGCAAGCGTCTCCACGACTATTAGCTGTCAATGTGCTTACATCGACCTTTGTTACTGCCGACTCACCAGTGCCGTCAGAAATGTTTGTAAACTTCAAAACGGCCTTACGCTCACCGTCTTGGATAGTTTGTGATGTGACCGTATCTGCCATTATTAAACCCTCGCGGTTAAATCCCTCGGGAGCCGGAGCTACCCGAGAGGCTCAGAATCATTAAGCGTTGTTAATGTTCTGGATGTACTCAACAGTGACATAACCAGCACCGCTATTTCCAGCAGAGAAGTCGATGAAGATACCGACATCTGAAGTACCTATATCAACCCAAGTATCTGCGTCGGTGATCGTGCCGTCAGCTCCATGGTGGATTACATTAGCCGCTGTACCTGCCGCCAAAGCTGTAAATAGCTCGGTCGAAGTCGACGAAGTACCCATAGAAATGTTTGCGGCATCACACGCAGTAGTGATGTAAACAATAATCTCAGTGATTTGGCTGTTTGCAGGAACCACGATTCCTGTATCAGCCGCTGTAGTGGACTGAGTCCAGCTCGCAGTTTGCGCCATCTTGACGAATCCGACGTTTTTGACGTCAGTGCCAACCGTGGTGCCTGTAGTGTCTTTGATTGTTCCGGCCTTAATTGGACCAGAGAAAGTAGTAGTAGCCATGATAAGTCTCCTGTCTTGGCAAGTGTCAGTTAATACTGTCAGAAAGACCTTGTCATCATAGACCTAGATGGAGACAAAAAAAAGGGCCCTTTCGGGCCCAATAAGTCGAGGCTCTGTAGAAACCTCTTCTTGCAGTTTAAGCGCCCTGCGATCCGTAGATGCCGCGCCAATCTGAGAATCCGAATGAATAACGCTCGCGCGCCTTGTATCGGATGTTGCCAGTTGAAAAGTCTGGCTCCATAGACGTCTCCATCGCGGTACGCTGGAACATCTTGAGGCCTTCACCAGACTCGGTGACAGACGTCAGGATGAAGTACGCATCGGGGTCAGTCAGGTAATGGTTTACCGTGTAACCACCGGGCAGTACGCCAGTGTTGCGGATGGCGTTGATGTCGTTGTCAGCAGTGCCAACACGCTGTTGCGAGTTGAGAATGCGGTCAGCAACGAACGTCAACTGTGGTGGAATGACCAGCTTAGTCGCTTGTACTGAGATGGTCAGACCACGATCGTCAGTGAAAGTGCTGATATCAATCAGCGAATCTTCCAATGATGTCTCGTTGAGGTCAGCCATCGTAGTAGCACGGTTTGCTAGAGTGCCGCCACCAGCCAATGGGTGTGCTGTTGAGATCAAAGGCTGACCGTCACCACCAGCGAAGCTAGTGTTGAAGGCGTTGTTAAGAACGTCAGCGCCCTTAACTTCCTTGGTGTTAGCCATTGATCGAGCCAATGCCTTAACGTAACGACGGCCCAGTGAGTCGTAAAGGTTGTCCTCTACAGCCTCATCGGTCAGCGAAAACGCTAGTGCGATGGTGTCGTGAGTGTAACGAGCAGTGAAGCCTTCTGACGCAGTGTCGAAAGATACACCCTGACCTTCGGTCTTGACGGGTGCGCTTCCGAAGCCTGTAATCAGAACTTCTTCTTCAAAAGCACGTTGCGAGTCTTCGATAGAGAAAATCTCTTCGTACTCACGGTCGTATGTGTCATAGCTCATGCCGAACAAGGCGTTAAGACCGGGTTCAAGCTCCTTCGCTAATTGTGCGCGTGAAATAGCCATCTAATTAGCCTCCTTATGCCAAGCCAGCAGACTTAACACCGGCAATGTGGTTTTGGATAACCACCATCACGTTAGTGTTAGCGCTTGCTACGTCGTCGTTGTCGGGATCTTGGCTGATATCAAGGGCCTTGAGAGGCAACGTGGTGGTAGTTGCACCAGTTGTCACGTCAAGCTCCATGTTTGATCTGCCAGAGCGGGTGTCACCGGTTGTTGACTGGTCGACGATATCGAAGTTGCCGAACAAGTCAGCTACTGGGAAGGTGTCGTCAGCCTGAACCTCAAACACAACATCGGGATCATCAACGATGAACGCAATGATGTCGTCTGCGGCTACAGCACCGGGGTAGTAGTTTGAAAAAACCTGCTCTTGAGAAGTGGGGTCCGTATACTGACAGCCGTTGAATACACCAACGACTGGAACAGCAGATCCAGCCGCCGCACGAGAAACAGTACCGCCAGTTAGTTGCTTAACCAAGTCGCCTTGGAAAATAGCACCAGATTGGTTGTTGGCGATTCTATAACGTGATTGGCCACCAGAATATGGAGCACCACCCATCATGTGGGCAGGACGAAGTCCAAAAGCGGCATCTTTATTAGCCATGGATCAATCTCCTATTGCTTACCAAAGGTTACACGGCTACTGCGGTTAGGATCGTATTGTACATACCGAGAATCGCCTCGGGTCTCATTGAACATATTATTGTCCAATGCGTCCTTAGCTTTTGCCGTCTCATTAGCATAGTGTGCACTACGCTGTTCGACGAACTCCTCGGGCATCTTAGCCAACAGTAAGCCTTCGTTATAAACGACGCCTTCATGCCTTCCGTTGTCCATGGTAGGAAGTTCCCATTCGGGAGGAAGGTCGGTTCCACGAACCAGTTCCCATCCTTCACGAATACGACGCGAGACATTAGCCCGGTCTTCCGTTCCTAACATACTCTCTCGAATCCATCGGTATACATAACCGGGAGGAGCCGGGGGAGTTTCCAACTTACGCACTGGGCGCCATACTTTTCGCCGAGCCTGATTATCGTGCGCTCCGCTTTCACGCGAAGAACGGGTGCTTTTTGTATCTGCCATTACCTTGCCTCTCTTTGAGCTACTTTCTGTTTCTCTTTTGCCACAGCCTTGAGCCAAGCTTCCTCGGTCATGTTGTGTGGCTTAAGACCACGCAATCGCTCCAGTTCACTAGAAGTAAACTTTACACCGTTCTTGTTGCCTCGTGTTTGTGGCCGACCACTTGGTTGGGCGGACGCAACTCTTTGCACGGCGGGTTGGCGTCCTGTTGATTCGACCGCATCCGTGTCGTTGCCGACACTTTTGCTTAAGCTAGGATAAACCCTCGCAACGCGAGAATCTAGTGCCTCATAGTATTCCTCGGAATCCGGCTCAAAGCCTTCATTTATAAGGTTGTAGTGCGTGAAATAGGCAAACTGAGTCGCCTCAAGATTTGTTTCATCGTCGCCATCACCATACCAAGGGTTCTTTTCATGCCACGTCATGGCCTCTTTTGTGGGTTGAATCTCCTGCTGAGGCATCGCTTGCTGTTGAGGCACAACCTGTTCCATAGGTTGGTATTGCTCCTGTGGAGCTTGCCGACTTTTAGCAACCCGAAGTTTTTCTTTCTTGATTGCAATGTCGTTTTTCAGCGAGTCAGCCTTGGACATGAGGTCTGCATCTTGGCTCTGTACAGCTTTCTTGTAGATGTCCTCTACCTGCTGTTCCTGCGCCTTAAGCTTGTCCTCTTCAGCCTGTAGCGTCGAGGCTTGACCCTGTACAGCCATTTGCTTGTACTGAGCCAGCTCATTTTGTTGTTGATAGAGCAGTTGCTCGTACTGTTGTGCGCGCTCTTCAGCCTCTCGCGTTTTAGCGTTTAGCTTATTGATGCGCTTGGAAACTGACTTGGTATATCGCTCAAGCTCATCACCCTCGGGCTCTTGTCCTTCAGGTGCGTCCTCAGTGATTTGGATCTGGATCTCCTCTTCTTGAGGAGCTTCATTCACATTTTCAACACTCATAGTAAGCTCACTATATCGTCTGGGTTAAGGATTGTGCCGATGACCTCGTCATCGTTGATGATGCGCACTTCCGCGCCATCTTCGAGCTTAAACCTAGCGCCAGCGTAGCGGCCAATCATGACCCATTGCTTTTCCTCGCACCAAGGTGTATCGCCGAATTTTGCTTTGTCGTTATAACAAAGTGGCCCCATTTTCACGACATAGGCAACAACGGTAGCCAACGCTTCCCGGTCCATTGTCGCTTTGGTCAGGACAATGCCGCCCTTGGACTTGGCTACACCCGAGTAGGGCAACACCAACATCCGCCAACCTACAGGGTTAGGCATTCTCTCTATTGCGCTTTTTTCCAAAAGCGTTGGATCAAGAACCACTTGATCCGGGTCAACGTAAGCACCCTCCACACTCATTTATCGCTCCTTAAAGTGATTAGCTAGTTCTTCCTCGATAAATGATAGTGCCTTTAGCTCGCCTTGTATATATTTGTATTGTTCCATGCACGTTAGTGCACCAGAAGTCAATGTGCCGGTTAAGGTTTCACGGCGCTCTTCAACGGCTTTTTTTATCGCACTAGCAAGATTAACCTCACGCATTAGTCGATCTCATAGAAGCCAAGGCCTTTTGTAGCCGCACCGCCACCACGGACTGTTTTGTGGACACGCTTAACAGCGCCGCCGTTCTTCATGTCCTTGGCTTTTTTCATAGCAATAGCTAAAGCCTGATTATGTGACTTACCGGCCTTCATCTCAGTCTTGATGTTATCGCCGATGTTTTTTTTGCCTTTTTTAAGTGCCATTACTTTTTCCCCTTTGCTGGCGCCTTCTTTGGCGCTTTCTTTGCTTTAGCTTTAGACTTAGCCTTAGCCTTCGCAGGTGCCGGTTCAACCGCAGGTGCTGGCGCAGGCTCTGGAGCCGGTGCCGCAACTGGTGCAGGCTCAACGCCTTCGATTCTGGCTTTTTTGGCCGCAATTCTTGCGTCAGAAGCCGCCTTTTTTTCAGCCTTTGCTTTAGCTTCCGCTTCGCGAGCTTTCGCCTCGTCTGCTGACCTTTGCTTTTTCCATTCACGAAGCTTTGCAATTGCCTCTTTCATGTAGCTAATCATTGTATTGTGCCTCCAAATTTGGCGTTAAGTTCGAGAAGTTTGAGTTCAGCCTGCTGTTGTAGGCGCTGAATAGCTAAATCCATCTTCTCATCATTGATATCACGCTGTGCCTGTATGCGTTGCTTGGCTATCTCAGTTTCAAGTAGCTTTTCGTTTGAGCGCGCTTGCTCTTTTGCCTCAAACTGAGCTTGGTCCATGTTCATTTCTTTGTCTCTTAGCTCCAGCTCGCGCTTACGAATTTCCACTAGTGGATCTTCGTCACTGCCCTGACCAATACTCATTAGCAGGTCTTGAGTGAGCTGAGCCAAAATAGGGGCTGAATACTGCTCCGTCATATCGTTCATCTGCTGTTGCATCGGTTGCACCTGCTCTTGTGGCACTTGACCCGACTGAACTGCTTGGCTTAGCTGTTCCATTTGGTCACGTAGCTCCTGCGGCAACTGCTCCTGAGCCATGTCTGAAGCCATGAACTGTAGGTGTTGCATCATGTGCGCAATGATACCGCCCTGTAAGGGTGGCGTATTTTTTACGATATCCGTCAAAAACAAACTACGGTGCGCGTCGATGTGAGCTTGGTGGTTCTGCTGTGGGAAGGCTTGTGCCGGTGCTCCCATCATAAACCCGGAGTTTTCTGTACCCGCATCAATTGGCATCGGTGTGGGTGGTGGTGCAGGTGGTTGCAGTAAGCCCTCAACATTATCAACACCCAAAGCCGCATACATACGTCGGTAAGCCTCGTACATACCTTGAGGACCATGGATTTCGGGGTTTGATTGCACCAACTGCAATAGCTCTTGAGCCATGGTGATGCGTTGGCTCTGGCTGAAAATGTTGGGATCGCTAACCGGAATGATGTCTACACGACCATCGAAGTCCTGTAGTTTGATTTCCTGCGGCCCGGTTCCTGTCAGATACGGGTACGAGGGAGGCAGATAGTCTGCAAAGACCTTAGCCAGTAGCTGAAATTCTACACGCTGGCTGTAATGCAAGCGCTTGTGAATTGCAGACATCACCTTGGTGCCACGCTCCAACAAAGCTACGGTGGTGCCCACAGGCATCGCCTGATTCATGTCACCAACATTCATGTCGGCTATGGACGCAAACCTTTTGCCCGAATCTACTAATAGTCCTAGCAACTGCATTAAAACATTGCTGGGCTCTTTGATGGGCAAAGGTATAAGGTTTTCTTTAAGACTGCCGCCGGTAGTGTCAATGTCTCGGAACTCGCCCGGCTGTAGCGGATCGTCCTCATCACGTATGCGCATACCGCGAGCCTTAAAGCCAGCGGGTAAGTTAGCAAGCGTACCGGCATCGATAAGTTGACGAAGAATCGAGGTCGACGCTTTTGCCAAGCCGCCAATCATGTGGCTAAGGCCTAGTCCGTAGAAGCCTAATCCGGGCAGGAACTTGTACTGCACGAAATAATTGATCTTCTGCTTAAGAGGGTCGTCTTCAGCGTAATTTCTGCGGATAGCTAAAACACGCTGAGACGGCTCATCAATGGTGATGATATATGGAAGCTTGAGCCCTGTAGGGCGCCCTTCCGCATCCATGTCCTCATAGCCGGGTAAGTCGAGGACGGTATGCACCTCATACACAGTATGATCACGATCGTTGTTGTAACTGGGCTCCATGCCCTCGATCTCGTCAATCTGCTCTTCGATCTCGTCACGACTGAGGTTGTAACTGCCACCTGTAAGCTCGACGTCCCGGTAAAATCCGCTTAGCTGTGACTTGCGAATCTCGTTCTTCGACATCTGCAATACATGAGTGACACGTTCTGCCGTGAAGATATCTGTGGCCTCGTAGGGCACGACTAAGTCTTGAGGCTGAATGAATTTACTCATCGCCTTATTTTGAGCTGAGTCGTAGTACACCTTCTTGAAAGCAGACCCTGCCAGCGGCAGGTAGAACAACATCATGTCTAGCTCGGGATCAAACTCCTGCATCACATTAAGAATGTAGAAGTTCATGAATTCTTCGACCCGCGAAGCTTGCGCTTCTACCTCGGGAGATCGTGCACCGACAATCTCTGCCTTAACAGGGCCTTTGGCAGGCAAAAGCTCTTTGTACGCCTGTGCCTGAAACTGTGTAACAGCCTCCGCCAGAATGGGGTGAATGACGCCAGTAGATCCTTGGAAGGGCGAGCTTCTCGCCTCGTCAAACTTCATGCCGAGGTACTTCAGTCCGTCAACATACGTCTTTTCCCACTCTGCGCGAGACTCTTTGTCTGCTTCAATAGAGCCCAATACATCCTTGGCTAAACGCATCAAATCGCTATCAACAAGGAATTCAGCAAGGTTTGAGTCGAAGGCGATGCCTGTTTCCATTTCTACAGGTGCATCAATCTCGTCATCTACAAGAATATCTTCTTCCGTAACCAAGATTTCTGCCGCAGAACGGATTTGATCGGCACGACTTGGCTCAGGCGTCACCTCAACGGCATTGCCAAAAGGTATTACGTCGGGATCGTCTTGTGTGCCTAACTCTCGCTTTTCAATAGCCATTAATAATATACCTTTCTGTCACGCCTCATGGGGTGCATTTCATTGACGTGGTCATTCTCTAATGACAGGAAACCGCCCTGTCGAAACCGCATCAATGCCATTGTCGCCGAGTCACAATAGTCGTCGTGCTCTCCGTAGGGGAAGGAAGCCATTTCTTCAATCACCTCTTCGGCAAATTGTTGTTCAGGTGCCCATACCATACCAGACTCGAATATGGGAGCCACAGAATTCATTCTGGCAATCTTATCCTGACCTCGGCTTGGCGTATAGGCTGTAACCGGAATGCCCATACGGCGAAGTTCTTGCGTTAAAGGGGTGCCTGACGCTTTAGCCTCAATTAGGACGCAGTCTGGCTCCCAGTATTTGTATTCATCCCAAGCCAGCTTTTTAAGCTCAGGAAAGTCCATCCTGACCCGTTTTGCATCCAATAAGATGATTTGGTCAGGGTCTCCGTCTTGCGGCTTAAACACCGCCCACGTAGTAATCGCCGAATAGTCAGCGGTTTCTTTCTTGGAAAACGCCGTATCGTAGCTTTGTATTACGTAGTCATACTGCGGAATGTGGTCTTGCTCCCACATATTCCACCACTCGCGCTTGACGATAGAGCCCTCTTCTGCGGTCGGGTTCTGCATCCACTGCGCGTTCCACTTGGCCACTGGCAGTGATGCCTTCACCGAGAGCAGTTCTTCTTTCTTCCAATACTCTGGCCAAAGCGGCTCGTCAGACTCCGGCATGATCGCAGGAAATTCAATGACCTCCCATTGGTCTGCGTGATCGTCTCCCTGCCTTTTCAGGACCTTACCCACAAGGTCTTTGGTCGACCATCGTGTCATGACGATTACGATGATGCCTCCCGGCTGTAAACGCTGACGAGGACCAGACGTATACCACTCATAGACCGAATCCATAGCAGTAGGGCTCAAGGCATCTTGCTCAGACACTGGGTCATCAATAATGAGTAGGTCCGCACCGCGTCCTGTAATCGCACCACCTACACCAGCGTAGAATGATTCACCGCCTTGGTTTGTGGTCCATCTACCTGCTGACTTGTTATCAGCCTGTAGCTTCAGTTGCGGAAAAACTTCTTTATATTCATCAGAGTCGATAATGTTACGAACACGACGGCCAAAGCGCACCGCCAGTTCTGCGGTGTGCGTCGTCTGAATGATCTTAAGATTGCCGCGCAAGCCCATCATCCATGCGGGAAAAAAGGTGGAGGCAAACTCGGATTTGGTGTGTCGCGGAGGCAGGCATACAATCAATCGCTTAAGCTTGCCCTCGGCGATCTTATTAAACTTGTCTCCGATAATCTTGTGGTGCCGACCCTCTACAAAATCAGGCCACTGGCTCTTGATGAAGCTAATAAAATCGTGCTGACAACTATCCTGCTTTTCTAGCCGCTTATACCGGTCTAGGAGCGCTAACGCCTCCTGTTGCTCTTGTCTGCTTAGAACATCGAAGTCCTTGAGAAGCGCGTTCGTCATGTAATTTACTCAGGGTAGCGGCCTGTGCGAATTATTTCGCAGACCTCGTCTGCCCGTGATCCTACCTGCTTAGCCCAGCGAGAGTCGTAAAACTCATCGCCAGCCTTTTCGTAGTCGCCAGTGGCCATTGCGGCCATAGCGTTTTTAAACCCCATAAGTCGAGTCAAGCCGAGGTTGAAGCACAGGTTTACGATAGCGTCTTGACGAACTGAATCTAAGTCCATGAACCAAGACAGTGCGATCAATTCCTGCTTGCACCTTTTGATGTCGTTTTCCAGCAGATAATCTATTTCATCATCTGACAACCCTAAGCCGTTGTTTTCGCTTATGTTTCTGCCTACGCCAATTGTTTCAAAACCGGCCGGGCACAGGTAACAGAACTTTTTGACGCCTTCATGGCGCTTTAATTGTGCAACGAGCTTGCTCATAACCTATCTCCAATCACAAGGCTAAACTTCAAGACCCTTAGTTTCTCTGCTGGACACTCCTGCTTGCGCGCGCCCTGTCGAGACCTCGCTCTTGCATGAGATACGCAATAGCATCGTCTCGATTAGTAAAGCGAGGAACATCAAGGCGATTTTGATTAACGCCCTGCGTCACGGTAAACATAGGCCCACCACCCATATTGACTAAGCGGTCGTAAGCAACGGCAAGATTGTTAGGATCAGCACCGGGGGCATTGAGCCCTCTGAGTGCCGCCATGGCTTCATCAAGATCGCGGAATCTAACATTTTCAAATCCACGCCCCTCAAGTCCAAAGCCGCCTTCTACATCGCGTCCTGAGTAACGATCAATCAAGCCCTGCTTGCGCGCCTTAAATTCTTCGACTCGTCGCCTGTTTTCCTCAAACCTACGAAGGCCTTCAAGTCGACGCTCTTCAATCGCGCGTCTTTCTTCGGCCGTTAATTGTGGTGCTCGTGTTTGACCTGCACCTACAAATTGCACCGCGTCAGGATCTTCTAATTCGTTACGTGCATAATCTAGTGCTTCCTGCCGTGTGCCAAATGATTGATCACCAGCAAAAAAGGTGGGTTGATCTACAGGTTGACCTGCGGCAGAAATACTCGCGATTCCTCCTTGAGGACCCGGAGGCATTTGTCCGGTGTATTGGCCTGTTCGCTCATCAAATCCCGGTGTTCCGCCTGCATACACCGTATCATTAGTGTCTTTTTGAGGGGCTTGGCTTTGCATAAATTGTGAGTACATTGGCGCCGGTGGCGGAGCCATACCAAACGCCGGTTGTTGCATCCCCCCTCTCTGCGCGCTAAACAGGTCTATGTCAGAAAAGGGACTAGAAAAATCTGCGTAAGGGTTTTCATAGCTCGCGTAGGGGTTTTCATAGCTCGCGTAGGGATCTTGATATGGCTGTGGCTCAGGAGGCTGATACGATCGCTCTGATCCGCCAAATAGATCAATAGAGTTATAAGGGTTGAAATCAAAATAGTTCATGGTCTACTCCTGCTTTTGAGACGCACCAAAGTAAAAACTTACCACGGCAGAAACTAAGCCGCCAAGATATCCAAGGATCAGGTTGATTAGCTCCATGGAGGTGGAGCCGGGAGGCTCGACAACAATAAATGCACAGAAGGAGCAGAAGAAAATGACCATAATCAAACCAATGGTCCGGGCTGTCCAATCTGTTGAGAAGTTAGATCGAGCGTCCTGTATATCCTTTGTTTCTAAAGCAAAGACATCAACCTCTAACTCTTTCATGCGCGCTTCAAAATTTAGCTCTGCTTTTTTGATTTCTGCAAGCTGATCAGGCGTGGCCTGCGCCAGAGCCCTCTCAATCTTTGCAGGAGCAGGATCACAGCCTAAGACGTCCGCCAGCATAGATGCGGCCGCACCGCCCACAGGGCCTCCTAGAGCGGCTCCTAGCGTGGGTGCCAGCGAGCCTACCAATCCTTTAACTTTGTCAAAGTTCATCGAAAATACTCCACGAATACCAATGAGCCTAAAATAAACGGATAGATAGCAAGCAACATACGCTCCTGTCGCTTAAACTGCTCTGCGCCTGAGTCAAGTCGCGTTTCGATGGCTTTCATGCGCAGTGCGCACTCACGCTCGTGCATTTCAATTTTTACCAAGGCTTCTTCTGCTTTATCCATTAGTTACCACCTAGTGGGTTTGTCGCATCTATTGCCATCCATAAATCGTCCATGTCTCTCTCAAATCGAGACAGGCGCTCGTCAATGGTTGACAGTGCATCTAATTTACCAGAAACACGTAGCTCTGTTTCAGATGATGTTTTTTCAACCGAGCTAATCCGGTCACGCAAATCCAGTAGTTCAGACTGCGCCTCCATAATCTGTACAAGGTTAGCGCCTAATTCCGCCAACTTGCCTTGCAGGTTCTCCACATCGGCCGCTGTCATGGCCTGTTCCATAGTCGACAGCTTAACATCCATAGCCTGCAAGCGCTGAGCATTTGATTCACGGAGGTCATCAAACCGTGAAGCGAGCGCTTCAGCCTGTGCGGTGGCGGCTATGACTGCTTCAGACTGCTCGTTAAGTTGCGCAAAGAACTGAGACGCCGCCCAGATTCCGCCCCCGATTGTTGAGCCAAAAGTGAGCACAATAGCGATCCAAACGCCCTTGATGGACGTCCCGCCGACATTAACTTCTAAATCTTCAAGGGCCACCGCTTAGACACTCCTCTTGATTCTCCGCGAACCAACAACCACCTTCCGGGCTTGTAGTCCAAAATTCCTCTGTTTCTGCCCGAGTAAGCACATCCTGCGCCTCAACAAAGTAATTGCTTACTTGTAGGCCCTGTATTGTCGCACCATCATCGAACGAAACCCAAACAGCCGTTGTATCTAAATCAAAAAATATAGAGGCGGCTTCCTCAAACGTCACGTTGTACTCTCTAGCCATATTGTCCGCTTGATCAAGCAAGTTTTCATCGTTAGCGACCGCCATATACGCCGCCGCCACCTGAATAGCAGATTCGGTGTTTGATAAAGCCGTGTTGTACGTCTCGATATCTTCGTCTTGAAGCACCACATCGTTGGCGCCCATGAACTCTTGCAGGGCCATTGCTTCGCGCTCGTCGGCCGCTGTCTGCGCGTCCTGAGCCATCTCGTTGACCGTAGCAACCATAATAATCTGCTGTGCCGCATCGACGTAGGCGTCAATCATTTCTGACACCTCATCCATGGCTTGATCGGCTTGGTCTTGGAAGTATTGATCTGCGCCGGGGTCGTAACTGTAGGTGGCCGCTTGCACTGCGGCGACAGCGGCGTTGTAGGCGTCTTGCTGTTCTTTGGATATGTAGCCGTTTTCGGCCATAGCTGGTGCGATGAAGCCTTCACCCGCGTAGGCGGCCCCACCAGCAATTGTCTTGATGCCATAAGCAAAGGTGTCACGAATGCTCTGGCTCGTGTTCACTAAATCGTCAATTTCGGTCGCGCTTAGTGGAGCGGAAGCGATCACTAAGAGAGCCGCCGTCAGACTCTTGCTCGCCATTGTCATCACCACCCCCAGCTAACAGCGCGTCGTAGAATGCCTTATCTTCCAAATAGTCTGGAATCCACAGTTCTGGATTCTTTTTAATCGCCAGTAGTGCGTTTTTACCCACTACGAGACGCCCTGCGCGGATTATAGGACATGGAGTTGCACTCATGAACATAGCCCGCCACACCATAGCATTCTGGCACATGAGCGACACGCTGGCGACCTTCATTCCCATGTTTGACAACGTAATGGCATTCAAACGGCGATTGCATTCCTCATCCTGCCGATAAAGGCCGGACGATACACCAAAGCCAACAAGCTGTACGCCGCCAGACAAAGACTTTAGGCATGATTGCTGTCCCGTGCTCATCAAACTAGGCGCTACAGCCGTGTTTGCAGGCATCTGTCGACCAGATCCTGCTCCATTGTACGTTTTATTGACGTTGTTGTTATTCGAGTTTGACGTATTTAAGTCGCCTTCGATATTGGTGTCGTCACCGTCAAAATCAGGCTCGTATTCTCCATCGTCCCGTGTGGGAGGCGGATCTTCTTCTGGCGCTGGGTCGATATCCTGCCCGAAGGCAGGACTATAAAGACTAATTGACAGCAGTATCAGTAGGCACTTCGTCGTAGTCCTCATCGACAATTTCCTCAGCTCCCTCCAAAGACTGAGCCAACAGGTTGACGAAAGCCTCGCGGCCGACAACCAATTGGTCTACGTTGAACCGCGCGCTCGCAAGCTTACGATCAAGATCATTGATGTGATTGATTAAAACTTGCTGTTGATCGCCAAGATCTTCAACGAAGTATTCTTTATCATTCACGGTGATTGGGGTCTTTTCATTTTTTCCCATCGTCGCTACTCCTAGTTGTGGTTGGTTAGTGTTTGGCCTTCCCGATGTTAATCGCCATAATGTCGATGAACTTATACAGTTTGGCCAGCCATGCGTCGTCTTGAGGCGTAGGCGTTACCGCCGCAATTATCGAGCATACAGTTACGACCATAGGGGCAATGGCCGCTAGGTCAGATATTAGTTGCAGAATCATGCTGTGTAGCCTTGGCCTGCGCTAATAGCGGCATTGGCGTCACTCATGTCCTCGCCATCCCAATCGTCCTTGGCGACCATAATCTCAAGGTGTGCCACGTTACGGTCACAGCAGTCTTGTCGCTCGTCGGCTTCCCACTCGTCGTGGTCGCCAGCAACAATGGCGTTAATAAGGTCTACGCTATGTCCCATAGCAGTAAAGTCTTGTGTGCGCTCTTCAGCGGTTCTTGCTTCGTCAGTCATGGATTAACTCCTTAGTTTGATTCAAG